GGCTACGAGTGGCAGTTACGCGCTTACATGATGCTCTGGGACAAGCCACGGGCAGACATTGCTTACTGCCTTGTCAGCACTCCAACGGATCTGATTGGCTGGGAGAATAAATCATTGCACCAGGTTGACCACATCAATCGTGAACTGCGCGTAACCATCGTTCCGTATGAAAGGGATTCAACACTAGAAGACAAGATCAAAGTGAAGGTAGAAGCGGCACGGGTCTATTACGACCAGGTTATCCAAGAAATCAGCAAACAACATACCTACTAAATCATGGCAATCATCAAAGAAATCAGCTGCATCGTCGGCCAATACACCAACGGCCAAGGCGAGAAGAAAAACCGTTATCAGCGCATCGGCAGCATCATCCAGGGACAGCGCGGCGATATGTTGAAGCTGGACGTTATCCCCTTGAAAGAAGGCGGCTGGGATGGCTGGGCATACTTGAATGACCCCAAGCCAAAAGAGTACCAGGGCTTGCCAAAAGATGATGATGATTCAATTTCGTTTTAAAACAAACCATTAAGGGGAATCGGACATGAGTACCACAGGAGGCCCAGCGTTTCCGGCGCAAGTCAAATTCTTTGACGAGCCTACAACCGGCATGACCCTGCGCGATTACTTTGCGGCAAAGGCTATGCAAGCTTTTATTTCTGCCTACCCATGCCAAGCGATAGATAGGGAAGACGGTGGAATTCCTACAGATGCTGAATCCATCTCAGGAGATGCTTACGAAATGGCAGACGCAATGCTGAAAGAGAGGGAAGCATGACTGACCACAACCAAGACGACGAGATCGAATCGTTGTACAAACCCGACTGGCTTGCACTAACCATTGCGGTAGCGATCACCACGATCTCGCTGGCGACGTTTGCTTTTTTAGTGGGGTACTTGACGTGACTAAAGACGACATCATCCGCATGGCGCGGGAGGCTGGGTTTGCCGATGGCGTGGCAGAAATTGTCGGGCTTGAAGGCTTTGCTAACTACTTTGCAGATAACAAAAAAGCCCTTGAAGCCGCACTGGAGCAGCAGCAAGCCGAGCCGGTGGCGTGGCAATACAAGACAGTTGAGGCTGGGGTTTTTGTGTCAGACCAACACCCGCCAGATGTAAAAGTTTGGAATGATATTGAATGGAGCAAGCCCCTCTACACCACCCCACCCGCAGCACAGCCAGAGCAGGTTGACTGCCCCCGCTGCGGCCACGTTTGCTCACAGCGCCCGTGGGTAGGGCTGACGGAGGAGGATGTGAAGCACGAATGGGAAGTTTGGAGAGCAAGTTTGCCCCGCTATATCGGCTTTGCACAAGGCATTGAAGCCAAACTAAAGGAGCGCAACACATGACTAGAGATACTGAACAAGAAGTAAAGCCTTGCGGGTTTGTAGGCGGGGCTTGCACACACTGCGAAGCAACAGAGCGAGGAGATTGTCAAGGCTGGGTTAGCTCGCCCAAGCGCGAGTGGGTAGGGCTGACGGATGAGGATGTAAACCGAGAGTCTGCCCCGATTACTTCACAGATGAAGCTGGCATTTCACGCCGGGATGTACGTAGCTCAACAGATTCTGAAAGAGCGCAACACATGATCTACACCAAGACCAGCAGCACCGCCATCTTTCTGTGGCCTGCGGTTGCCATCAATGTTGAAGACGATTGGTGGATTGAACTGGCGTGGCTGAGTTTTGCGATTGGAATTAGGAGGGCTGCATGACTGAAGACGAAGCATTTGAAGAGTTAGAGAGACAGATCAAGTACAAGCTGGACAGCACCAGATCAACGGTGGTAGCAGATGATTATTTCTGGATACCAATTGATCAGGACACGCCAACCAATTTGAAGATACTGCTGCTTGGGCGTAGCGGAGTAGCGACAATGGGACACTACGAACACCTGCCGGGTACGCAGTTTTGGACGCATTGGGCACCACTACCACGAAAGAAGCCATGAGCGCAAAGCGACCCGGCGAGCCACTGAACGTGTTCTACTCAATCAAGCTAACTCAAACTCAGCGCATCCAGTTAATTAAACTTGGAGGCCCGGAGTGGATAAGGAACCAAATTGAACGATCTACCGAACTTCCCGGCCTGGGAGCGTCAGACGCTGGACAGATTTGCAACGGACGCCTACCTAAGACTTCAGGCCCAGCAGGAAGCACTTGAGCAACTCAGGGGTGACCTGCGGGATGCCATGAAGCTGCTACGAAAAAACCCGAGTTCCCTGCTTGTCAATGATTAGCGCCTGACGCCGGGGTTTGTCGCTGATGCTGATGTGCGTCCAAGCGTCAAACTCGCGGATGATCTGGTCAAACGGAAGATTGGCTGTAATGATTGCCTTCACAACGGCATCAGGAGCCATCCCAGGCACTCTAAAGTCTGCTGCCAAGCCTTGTCTATGCTGACTGCTGTCTTTGCTGCCTACAGCGTCATTAACGGCCTTGCTGCGAAAGGCACTGTTGATCATTATTGGCTTGTTGCCTAGCGTTGTTTTGACTGTCTCCAGAAACTCAGCCAGCCTTTGCAGGTTAGCCAGTTCAGCAGCGTTTGGCGTGTTGTCTAGCAGCCGGTGATCAGTGTGTGTTAACTCGGCAAGGGTAAAGTGCGGTGTCATTTTTTACTCAGCAAATCAGTTTTGGCCTGTGAGCCAGCAGACGAGCCGAAGTAATAAGCGATGATTCCCGTCCATGCGGTGCCAAGTGAGCCAAGCATCATCAGGATGGCGGGGTTGCTGCTGTCAATTTGGTTGAAGAACATCATCACCATGATGCCAAAGAAGCCCACTGTCACAGCACCAGCAAGCAATGGAGGCATCATTGAGCGAGTCGTGGCCTGCATATCCCTAGCGCTCTTGCGATCTTCAACTTCCAGCTTCTCAAAGTTTAGGCCAAGTTCCTGTGCCTGTTTCTGCAATTCAATCTCAGCCAGCTTGACCTGCGCGATCTGGTCAGCGGTTAGTTTGTTGTTGCTGATTAGGTCGCCAACCTTTGCTTCATCTACGCCGATGGCTTTTGAAATGGCCGATACAGCCATGCCTGCCAGTGGGCCACCAAGAGCCGTGGCAATCGTTGGTGCAATTTGTTTGAGCCAGTCCATTTGATTAGCCTTTCAGATCAAAACTAAGATTGGCATGGCGGGGGTATTGAACAACACGTTCCCCTTCTGGGCATTTGTATTTGATGGTTGCCAACAGAGTTGCTGCCCCTGGGGCAATCTTCTCTTTTCTCACCATCGTCAATTGGTAGGTGAACGTGTCAATTGTTGGCCCTGCTGGGCCGCTAAACTTGCTTGCTGTGGTGGTTGCCTCATGCACCATGCCTGCGGCATCACGGACACTTGGGGTAAAACTCTCTACTGAGCAATCATCACGTTTTTTTACCCGAGCCACGGTGACGTTGATGGGCTTGCCGACCTCTGCCATGATCTTGAAATGCTCTGGATGCCACTCAAGAATGGCCCTGTCAAACCATCCAAACTTGTCGGCAAGGGTGTAGCCCCCACCAATGGCTGCAATGCTTGCTGCAACGGCTCCTATGGCTTTTGTAAGGTCAATCATTTCTTCCAGAACTGGACAAGTGAATAGACAATAGCTGCTGCTGCCCAGACGCCAACACCACGGTTAACCCACTGGTCAACTTTTTTGTCAATGCGTTGCAAGTGAACCTCTTGAATTCCGAGCTTGGTTTCAACATCACCAATCCTTGCGCCCTGGTTGGCTTGGCGTTCCTCGAACAGGATCAGCTTGCCAACGGCATCCGTCAGCTTGTCGACCTTGCTTTCAAGGCGTCTGAAATCATCGTCTGTCACAGCCCCTGCCCCGGTGTGATGTAGACGGTAGCCGCTGCGCTCGAAAGGCCAGAGAAAAAGGTGTTTATGTTGAATCGCAGGATCTCCACCGCACCTGGCAGCAACACGATAGCCGCTGTAGGACTTCCGGCAGTAGGAGCCACAGCGTTTGCCGTTGCAACCGTTGCGCTGCCACCAGTGCCGAGAAACACGGTTGTCGCTCCAGCATTAATCAAGCGAAACTGACCAGCATTCTGCGCGTCCAGCTTGCCGTTTACAGGTGCTTGGATGCCGGCCGGAGCAACAGCAGCTGCTGCCACGACAATGGTTTGGCCAAGGGGCGAGAACGCAATTTGTGAATTGTTTGACATGGTGACTCCATTACTTGATTAAAACTTCAGCCTGTCGTGCCTCGACCTCGTAGGGGTTGGCCCAGTAGCCGTATCGTATCAGCCAGTAGCCATATTTGATAGCGTAGACCAGCTTGCCGTCACGCTCCATCTGCTCCAGGTGCTTGCGCTCGTGCCTGATCAGACCTTGGTGAAGTTCATAGCCTGGAGCCATGTAGATCACGCCCCAGAACGATGTCCACCCCTGGAAGCCAAAGGCTTTCATGTATCGCAAGATCAGGCCAGAGGCGGTGCGAATCATGGTTGGGCAGCAGCCTTGTAAGCCGCCACCACAGCAGCAGTGTGCGTTGCCGCACAAATAGCTTTCACACGGGCATCTTCGGCACTGTAGTCGTCACCTGGGGCAATAACGTGGCGGTGGAACGTGCTGCTAATCTGCTCTCCGTCTTCCATGATAGCGGTCTTGGTGCGAACCTGCACAGCGCCGTTTTCGAGGGTTTCAATC